CTTATCGACCTTATCGACCTTATCGACCTTATCGACCTTATCGACCTTATCGACCTTATCGACCTTATCGACCTTATCGACCTTGCTTTCTCCTCTTTTAGGTAAAGACCACAACAATACGAATGAAAAAAATGGAAATATTATTCCAGCGAGTATCCACTGAGTAATACTTCTATTTAGGCGGTATGCTAAAAAGGCATTTATTGAGGATGATATGAAAATAAAAGTAATAAAAATAATCATTTAATTAACCAAACTTATTTCCACGTCCATTTACCTACTACACGGCCATTAACAACGATTTCTGACAAGAGCGCTTCATCGGCAGGGTAGGTTGGATTTACGCTGATAATTCTTACTCTGGGAGGATTAGAGCGTGGAATAACCTGTAATTGTTTGATAACAATACCTAATCCGTTCCAGATAACATACATGCCATCTGGTGTTGGTATTTTATGGTCTGTATCAACCAAAACTCTATCCCCAGCGTTTAATTCGGGTTCCATAGAGTTTCCCACCACGCGAACAATCGCTAGACTTTCTGAGTTTGGTAAATAACTTTCGATATAATTTTTAGGTATTTCCCAAGCACCTAACACAACATGGCTTTCAGCAAGTCCACAATGCTCATCAATATATGCACCTGCTCCTGCTTGTGGAGATATATCGAACTCTCTTATCCTGACGGATCCTTTTTGTGGTTTTCTACTACAATTTGCTTCTTCTGCGCGTTCTACTGTTGCCGTGAGGCCATCTTCCCCGGCTGACACGCCAGCTAATCCCCAGACTTCATTAGGAGTGATAGGGGGTTCTCCCCGATCAACTAGAAGCGGCACCATAGCTTTTACCATGGGTATAGGAAGAAATTCGCGCTTATAAGTCGTTTCGTATGTGCGATATGAGGAATATTTATCTTCATATCCCAAAGCTTCTGCAAATTCTCGGACGGTATATCCGGCGCGATTTCTAAGGGTTTTCAACCGTTGGGTGACATGTATCTCGTTCATTTATCTATTCTGTGCGATAGTGTCGCACATGTCAGTGCGTAAATTCCGCTTGCGGTCTGTGCGTAAAAGACGCACAATAATCTTATGTCGATTATTCGTGATGCAATAACTGCCATGGGTGGCACCAGAAAAGCGGCTAGAACGCTCAATTTGCCACCTTCCACCGTTCAAAGCTGGAAAGCTAAGGGGCGTGTGCCTGCTCATTGGGTAATCCCATTGGAAGTAGCTAGCGGATTTAGCCGCGAAAAACTGCGTCCAGATATCTTCTCTAAGCCTGAAAGCACTGGAGTTGCAGCATGACTGATTTCCATGAAACCAACCATGCCGCAGGGGCCGGAAGCCGTCACGCGGATAGTGTCCGGCGGAAAACAGGTGCAGGAGGCGATACCGTTATCGTGCATGCTGTCCCGCAACCGTTAAGGTCTCAGGGAATTTTGAATGATATTGTTCCTGAGCCGTCCAGCTGTGCCTTTGCTGAGGAAAAAACAGTCTCAGCTACCGCTTTTCCTGCAACTGAAACAGCCGGAAGATCAGCGTCTGAATTTTCGCAGGATATACTTGAAAGCTGCTCCTTAACCAGCGCCAGCTCTGCATCAAGCCACTCAGCATTTCGGCCTGTAGTATGGGCAGTATTTGCTATCATTCTGGCCATAATTATTTCCATTGCAAGAAGATGGCCTCGTAAGTTTTCCATAGAATCGTCCTTTCATGTTGTTGACGCACCCATGATGGACGTAGCCAGCAGCGGTATCAATGCCGCTGCTGGCACCCCTGATTTCCAGAAAAACGTAACTGCTGGAGTTGTGGCATGACTGATTCTCATGAAACCAACCATGCCGCAGAGGCCGGAAGCCGTCATGCGGAAGGCGTCCGGAGCGAAGGCCTGAGCAATGAGCAAACCCTACGCAAGTGGGCCTTGCAGACAATTCTGCTCAGCCCGCACCCGATGCCTAAATCATGGGCAGAGTTAGAACGTGGGGCATCGCGCTTGATTGCTTTTGTGAAGACTGGATCTTCAGTCCTTCCAGATATCAGTTCTGTCGTAAATGCTTCCTTCTTCGACCGGAGCGTTCAGGCCGGGAATGAGAATGTTGGCGCCCTTAAGGGCTTCCAAAATCTTAGTCTGCGTACTCTCCAGTTCGGAAATGCGGCGTTCCAGTTCTTCCGTAGTCGGTTTCATAAAAATTCGTCCTTTCATTGTAGTTGCAAGAACATGATGGACGAAGCGGGCAGGGGCGACAACGCCGCTGCCCGCACATCAAAATAGAACGGTATCGGCATCATGATTCCGTTTTCCCATCGCTTTCTGGCGTCTATCAAAACAGCCACAAAACATGCGGTTGAAGCCGTTGGAGATTTTCGTGCAGCAGCCGGTTTTACGCGCGTGCAGAAATCCCAGCTGGAAGCCTATGCCAGCAGGCATCAGCCAACCGTTATCCCTCTGGACGTTGCCATAGATATGGACAGATGCGCTGAGCAGCCCATTCTACTTTCAGAAATGGCGCACGCGCTGGGGTATGTTGTGCTGCCCATGCACGTTGGCCCCGGTGATTTTGGCCGGGATATGAGCGAATACAGCATGGTTTCGGGAGAGATGGTCTCCACCGCTATCCGCATTCTGGAAGACGGTGTGATTGATCCGCAGGAAGCCAACGAAATTGCACCCAAAATGGCAAAAACCAAGCATGTGCTGGAGCGGGCGCTGGCCCGTATTCATACCATCCAGCAGCTGGGCAAGCCGTATTCTGTAAAAGGGGAGGGCCAAGCTGATGGCTGACCTGATCCGCCCACATATTCAGGACTTTGCGCGGGATGATCTGCCATCGCTCAAGATGGTGCGCTCCATGCCTTCCGAATATCGCGGCGTGTTCGAAAACCTGCGTGACGCGCTGAAAGAGGCACGTTCCTGCGTGTTTCGTTCTGGCCAGTATGTGCTGACTGATGCGGAAATTGCCGTGCAGGCATGGCTGCATCAGGATGTGCTGGCCCGCGTGCTGCCACAACTCATCCAGCGCGGCTTTCTGGCGCGGGATGATGAAGGCGCATTGTTCAGCCCACACCTGTATGATCGCCTGTTGCGCAAGGAAGAGCGTGAAGCTGCCAAGGCCGAAGCAGATGCCCGCTGGCAGCAGATGCAGGAAAGCTGTGATGTGCCTGAAGGTATCAGCCGCAAGGCTATGGCAGCGCGTGAAAACGGTAAAAAAGGCGGCCGCCCACGCAAGAACCCAGTGATGAACACCACCCAGCGCAGCATACCGCTGATGAGCACTGTAGATGGCGGCAAAGGTGCTGCAGAAAACCCAAGCAAAAAACCTATCACGGGTTTGGGTTATGAAACTTCGGTTTCTTCGGTTTCCATAGATCTAGAATTAGAGAGAGATATTAATATTCCTTCTAGTTCTATTTCTGGGGAAACCGAAAACCCAGCACTGGCTCAGGAGCAGGTGGCCCAGACAGTAGCCCGCGTGATTGCCACGACCGGCATGAACGATCAGGCGCCGTATGCGGTCTCGCTCGTGCGCCGCTGGATGGGACAGGGCGCAGAGCCAGATACCATTATTTCCGCCATTCGGGAGCATACCGAGGCCATGCGCAAGAATGGTGAGGAACCCCGGCGGCTAAAGGTGTTTGAAGCCGCAGTTTTGCGCGGCATAGAGGTGCAGCACTTGCGCCCGAAAGCGCAGGATACAGCCCCCGAAACACCGCAGATAACTAAGGAAAACGCCAAGTTCGAGCAGGCATGGGCCAAGGCCGCCAAGGTTTGGAAGGATGCGTTTACCGATTGCCGAGATTTTGGGGCCGTAAAGCGCCGCTGGCCAGAACTGGCGCAGGAAAATGGCCTGCCGCCCGTGCCGTTTGAGAAAGCCGCGTATCAGCAGCACTTCATGCACCAGCAAACCGCACAGGTGGCAGCATGAGCCTGCGTGTGTTGCTGCGAAACCTGCGGTTGAGGGCTGAAGGCAAGCCCAACCCGATTGATGCAATGGAAGACCTGCGGGCCAAGTTGGCCCAGGAACAAAAACGGCGCAAAGAATGCTGAATTGTTATCCAGCCTCTTTGCGCCGTTTCAGCTCAGGTTCAACGCAGGAGAACGCCACATCCTCTTACGTATGCCAAATGATAGGCTAAGAAAGAGAGAGTGGCAACATGTTGGAATTACCCCCTACACCAGAACGCTTGGAAAAATGCGACCTTACAGATGTGGAAGTGCGACTGAAGAAAAACGGTAAGCCGCATTACAGTTTGCGTGTAGGGGCCGTGTATGCCCTGCATAAGGTAGGTAGTATTTCTGATGCTCAACTGCGTGCAGCAGAAGATTGGGCACGAGACTATGAAACCGGCATTCTTGGTGGGAAAGATCCGCAGGCTTCCAAGCAATGCGGCAAGCCAGATGCAGAGTATGCCATTCTTTCCCGTTTGGCAGCGGTTGATCGGTGCCATTATATTGAAGAACATCTTGGCAAAGTTAGTGAACGTATTCTGATCACGGTGATGATTGAATGCCTATCTCTGAACGAAATGGCTTTGGCTTTGGCTTTGGTTAAGCAAAAGTTTGATAAAGATGGGCAGCCGATAAAAAAAGTAGTTGGCAAGAACGATATGGTGCGATTGGCAGGTAAGATTGATCTTCTGCTGGAACAGTTGGCTGAGGCATATGCTAAGATGCATGAAGCGCGCGATGACCTAATCACTGACTGGTCTTCTGTGCCAGCGGCTATACAAACCTGATTGGGAAGTAGATGGCTTATGATTAAAACGAGCTATGATCCTGAAGCAGATGCCATGTTTATCTGGCTTGGACCCGAAAATGCCGAATCTGTTCGAACAGAAGAAGTATCCCCGGGTGTGATGCTAGATTATGATGAAAACGGCAAACTGATAGGGGTTGAAGTTCTGGATGTGCGTGAACGCACTGCAAAAGGTAGCGTAAATTCATAATTGAACTCAATCTCTCATGAAGTTGGCGTAATGCGGCAACTCCGTGAGAGAATACTGCCCCATGAAAATGTCATCTCTCGCAGCGTAGGTTATGATTGACGGTATACGCAAAATGCGTATACCGTTCGGTTCATGGACGAACCAACACCTCTTCATTCTGTCTGTGAGCTAAAATCATTTCGGCGTGCAGCTAAAGATGTTGGCATGACGGAAGATGAAATTACACAGCTTGTCAGTATGTTGGCGCAAAATCCAATAGCGGGTGATGTGATCAAGGGGACTGGTGGTTGCCGTAAAGTAAGAGTGCAAGGGCGAGGTAAAGGTAAGAGCGGTGGCTATAGAACCATAACTTTTTTCTCTGGACCTAATCTTCCACTCTTTCTTCTGACTGTTTTTTCTAAAGGAGAATGCGAGAATCTCTCACAATCTGAATGTAATTGTTTGGCAAAACTGACGACACAGATTGTAGAGGCATACGCAGAAAAAATCGTGAAAGTGAGCACAAGAGCATGACAAAGACAGCATTCGAAAAGATCCAAGAGGGTCTGGTCGAAGCTCTCTCCGTGGCAAAGGGAGACGCCGAGCCTGCCCGCATGCATGTGCCGCCTGAAATTAATGTCAGGGCGGTTCGACAGAAGACCAATTTGTCCCAAGATGGATTTGCTTCGACTTTTGGGTTCAATATTGCCCAGGTTCGCAATTGGGAGCAGGGTCGCTCCCGGCCATTAGGCGCTATGCGTGCTTACTTGATGCTCATTGACCGCCATCCCGCAGAAATACAGAAGCTTTTGCTTGAGGCATCTCAAAGGGAGACAGATTGTCCTGACATTAAATATGGATGAAATTGCCCAGTAAGGCAGAATTGAAATTCACGGTTGACGGGTACCCCTAAACCGGTTAGTTCTGGTATCCTCTTCGAAGTCGTGTGCCCATCTGGGACACGGCTTTTTTTGTGTCTTCTGAAAAGATGAGCCAATGGAACACGGGCAGAATTTCTGCCGGGGTGCCGTTGTTCTGTCTTCCGGGAAACCATCTCTGATTGTGGCAGTCTCCAAGAATGGGGCCGTTATTGTCCCGCTTCGGCCTGCCAGCCTTCCGCACCATCGTTCTGATGTCACTATGCCACCACATGCGGGGGCTGACATGGCAATGGCATGCTGTGCGGAGTTTTCACACGAAATTTTTTCGCGCCTGAATCCGCTTAACGAAACCACCAGCGTGTGTTTCGGTAAGAAGGTCATGGTGCGTGTGGATGAGGCTATCCATCGAGAGATTGTTTCCCGTGTAGGCGAGCAGTTGCCGCCGGGCATCATTAAGTCAACTCTTCATCCGAGTTTCTGGAATCGTAGCCAGAATTGGTGGCTCGTTTACGGGTTTAAACCTGATGCAATTAAGCGAAACCCCCGCGCTGCGTGAACAGCCGGGGGTTTCTTTTGTCCACCCCTGACCTTTCCAGGAATGAACATGCCTGATCTTAAAGATCTCTGGCGTTTGGTACAAGTCATGAATGAAATTAAAGCATGGCGCTTCACCGTGATTATGCTTGTTGGTCTAATCACTGGTCTCGCATTTGCTATCGAAAAAGCACTCCCTGGCGTGGCTGCTATCATTCAGGCATGTCGGTAAAAAGCGTCATGATAACGCGGAATTATCTAGCGCGGCATAACAGATAAGCGAAACCCCCGGCTGTTCGAGCAGCGCGGGGGTTTCTTGTATCCACCCCTGACATCACCAGGAATGAATATGCGAGATTTTAACGCATTTATGGAGTTTGTACAAGTAATGCAGAATCTTGAAACTTGGAGATTCATAGCGCTTTGGCTTGTAGCAATCCTATTTGCTGTTGCAGCTCTAATTAGGGCTGCAAGGGGAAACTAATATCTCATGGAATATGACAGGCCTATGCCGCGCATGATTTCGATCAGCATTGCTATCGCAATCAGTTCAATCGGCATTACCTCTATTCTGTTTGGATTGGCGCAAGTTATTCACGCAATCAAACTGCCATAAAAGGCGTCATGATAACGCGGTATTATCTGACACGGCATACCCGCCAAGGTGTCAGATAACCCGCAGAACACCCCCCAAACCCGTCAGATAATCTCTGTTATCTGACGGTTTTTGAGGGTTGGAAATGACCCGATAATATAGGGAAATCAAATGGTTAGCGGTGATCAGCCCAGATCGACCGCGCCAGCAGTGCCGGATGATGGCATTCACCGTGCGGATCTTCCGCTGGTCAAAACGTGGCTGCACAACCGTAGCAGCAACACGGTGCGGGCCTATCGCACCAACGTTGCGGAGTTCGCCCGTTTTGTTGCCAAGCCGATGGCAGATGTTGCCCTGGCTGACATTCAGGCATGGAACGACAGCATGGCCGATGCGGCGGACAGCACGCGGCGGCGCAAGATCAGCGCCGTGAAATCGCTGCTGACCTACGGCCACAAGCTGGGCTTTCTACCGCAGGATGCGGGCGCTGCGTTCCGCATGGAGCGTGGCCGCGACAATCTGAATGAGCGCATTCTTTCGCGCCAGCAGGTGTTGGCCATGCTGGCAGGTGAGAAGGATCCGCGCCGCCATGCGTTGCTGGCGCTGCTTTACGGCACCGGCCTGCGGATTTCAGAAGCCTGCGCGTTACGCTGGCGCGATATGACACGCCGCCAATCGGGCGGCATTGCAACGGTTTTCGGCAAAGGTGGCAAAACCCGCCATGTGCAGGTTTCACCATCGTTGTGGAAAGAGATCGCGGCTGTGCGGTCTGATGTTGGGCCTGATGCGCCCGTTATCCCCGGCCACGATGGCGGCCCGCTTCATGAACGCGCTGTGGATCGCGTTGTGAAGCGGGCCGCAAAACGAGCGGGCCTGCCGCCTGATGTCTCTGCTCACTGGCTGCGCCATGCTTTTGCGTCACACCAGTTGGACGCGGGGCAGCCGGTGCATTGGGTGCAGGCCCAGCTCGGCCACAGTTCGCTGGCCACGACAACACGATACAGCCACGCCAGCGCAGACGCGGCGGGCGCTGACCTTCTGGCCTGACGCCAACCGGCGCGGGCGTTTCTGACAACGATGGAGAATGACAATGCAAACCGTGCCTGACGGTTTCATGCAGGACAGTCGCGGGCGTTTGGTGCCGGAAGCGAATGTCCGGCCATCTGACAAGCTGCAAGATGAGCTGGTGCGCCGTTTGCACCGTGAAGCCGAGCCGGTGCGGCAGTTCATGATGGATTTCAAGCGGCTCTGCTTTGCGGAGATCAACGCCTTTCTGGATCTGGTGGCCGAGCAATACAGCACCAAGCTGGGCAGCGACAAAGGGAACGTCACCCTGACCAGCTACGATGGCACGCTGCGCGTGACTGTGGCGGTCGGCAACGTCATTTCGTTTGGCCCTGAAATTCAGGCGGCGCAAACGCTGATCCATAGTTGCCTGAACCGCTGGTCTGAGGGCGCGAACGCCAATCTGAAAGCTGTGGTGCTGGATGCGTTTGACGTGGACAAGCAGGGCAGCATGAACGTGGGCAAGATCCTCGCGCTCCGGCGTCTGGAGATTGACGATGAAGAATGGCAGCGCGGCATGCAGGCGATTTCTGACAGCGTGCGCGTGGACGTGACCAAGGATTACGTGCGGTTGCACCGGCGGCCATCGCCAGATGCCAAGTGGGAGCTGGTGACGTTCGACCTGTCCAAGCTGGACGTGGCCACCACATGAGCAGCCGCAAGAAAGCCGTTCTGACGTGCATGAGGCCGCTTGTAGGCGTTCTGGATACCAGCATAGCCAAAGAGCCACCCAAACGCGCTGACGGCTTTTATACAAGCCCTGAGTGGCGTGCCCTGATGGCTTCCATCAAGCGCAAGCGGCCGCATTGCTGTGAACAGTGCGGCCGCACTGGCACGCGGCTCTTTGGGGATCATATTCAGGAGCTGAAGGATGGCGGCGCACCGCTGGACGAGAACAACGTCCAGTTGCTTTGCGGATCCTGCCATACCGCCAAGACCGCACGGGCGCGGGCAGCACGAAACGCCGTTGAATACTGAAAAACGGCGGTTTTCTGCCATTTTTTCGATGGTATGCAGCCGCGTCATGCACGGCTGCCATGCCATGCGTCCAGCGGGTAGGGGGAGGGGTAAAAGTATAATCGCCCCAAGGCACCTGAACCGCGCCAGTGGCACGCGTGAAAAATTTTTCGTTCCAGCGTTTTGAAGTGCGCACTTTTGTTGCGCGGGATGGTAGGGAATGCCCAAGAAAACTGACACGGATTGGCACGCGATAGAGGCTGATTTTCGCGCAGGAGCCTTGTCAAACCGCCAAATTGCAAAAAAACATGGCGTAGCCGAAAGCACGCTGCGCAAGCGCATTGCGTCCGGTGGATGGGTGCGCACTTCTGCGCAAAAAGTGCGCAAAAATACCAAAACTGCGCACCAACCTGCGCACAATCCCCAGCGCAACCCCGCTCTACCACGGGAGAAACTACCATCCACCGGGCGCAGATCTGCTGCCAACGTGGATGAACGTATGGATGAAATGGTGTCGCGCCTGCTCGGTGAACTTGAGGATACGACATCCCATCTTGGCGAGATTTCCAAAGCGATTGAGCTGGAAACAGCAGACGATACCGGATCGCGCCGGCGCGATGCGATGTTGAAGGCCATCACTATCAAAGAGCGCACGGAAAGCCTGCACAAGCTGAGGCAAACCCACATGATGGGCGTCACGGGTTCCGGAAAAAAGAAGGGCGTGAAGGAAGAGCGCCGGGAAGCTGCCGAGAAAGCAGCCAGCGGCAAGTTCTCGCGTATGTCTTCCCCCAAACTGGTTGTGAACAATGGCAAGTGAAACCGAGAAAAAGCCCGCAACACGCAAGCGCAAGGCGGCAACCACCGCACGAAAGACCGGGACAGCCACCACACGGCGCAAGGCAGCGCCTGCGGCCAAGGCGGGCCTGTCATGGAGCACAGCCTGCCGGGATTGGGAAAAGCGCATCATTGCGGGCGAAAGCCTTGTGCCATGTGATCCGCTTTTCCCGGACGCCGCTGCGCAGGGGATGGCTGTTTTCAATGCCCTGAAGATCATGGATGTGCTGGGTGAACCGACCATTGGTGAATCCTGCCGTGATTGGCTGAAGGACTTTGCCGCCGCCATTTTCGGTTCATATGACCCGGAAACCGGCAAGCGCATGATCACCGAGTTTTTCCTGCTGGTAAGCAAGAAAAACACCAAGAGCACCATTGCGGCGGGCGTGATGTTGACGGTTCTGATCCTGAACTGGCGGCAATCGGCCGAGTTTCTGATCTTGGCACCAACCAAGGAAGCCGCAGACAACGCCTTCAAGCCTGCGCGGGACATGATCAAGGCAGACCCTGAACTGGATGCCCTGTTCCATGTGCAGGATTACACCCGCATCGTGACGCACCGTGAAACCGGGGCGACACTCAAGGTTGTGGCGGCTGATGGATCTTCCGTTGTGGGCAAGAAAGCCACCGGCATTCTGGTGGATGAGCTGTGGGAGTTCGGCAAGAAGCCAACGGCCGAGAACATGCTCATGGAAGCCACTGGCGGCATTGCATCCCGTCCGGAAGGTTTCATCATTTACCTGAGCACGCAGTCGGATGAAGAGCCTGCCGGTGTGTTCAAGAGCCGCCTGGAATATGCGCGTGGCGTGCGGGACGGCAAGATCAATTCGCCCCGGTTTCTGCCGGTTATCTATGAATTTCCCAAGAAAATTCTGGATAAGAAAGGCGAGCACAATCCGGATAACTGGTACATGACCAACCCCAATCTGGGGGTGTCAGTATCGGATGAGTTCCTGCGAGACAGATACGCCCAAGCCAAAGAGGCTGGGGAAGGCGTTTTGCGCGTCTGGATGGCCAAGCACCTGAATGTGGAAATGGGCATGTCCCTGCGCGAAAAGGCATGGGCAGGGGCCAAATATTGGGAACATCAGGGTGATCCGCTGGTCAAGCTGGATCTGATCTTGGAATGCTCTGATGTGATTGTCTGCGGTATTGATGGCGGCGGTCTGGACGATTTTCTATCTCTGGCTGTGCTCGGCCGGGATGAAGAAAGTGGCGATTGGCTGCACTGGCAGCGTAGCTGGGTATTTCAGGACGTGCTGAAGCACCGCAAGGAGGAAGCGCCGCGCTATCTGGATTTCCAGAAGCAGGGTGATCTCGTCATTGTCCATGAAATGCGTGATGACAATCGGCAGTTGGCGGATGTGGTGGAGATGATCGACCAGTCCGGCAAGCTGGCCATGGTTGGGCTGGATCCTGCGGGTGTGGCTGAAATTGTGTTTGCCCTGCATGCCCGTGGCATTGAGCAGGAGCGGATTGTCGGGATCAGCCAGGGCTGGAAAATGACCGGGGCCATCAAGACGCTGGAGCGCAAGCTGGCGGATGGCACGTTTTCCCATGGGGCGCGTCCAATCATGGCCTGGGCGGTTGGCAATGCAAAGGCGCAGGCCAAGGGCAACAATATCGAAATCACCAAGCAGATGGCAGGCGGCAAGAAGATCGACCCGCTGATGGCGCTGTTTGATGCCGTGGCCTGCATGAGCCGGAACCCGGAGCCGCCGATCCAGAGTATTTATGACCGTGAGGAACTATGGGAATCCTGAACAGCATTTTCGGCGGCGGTCAAAACACGCCGCAGGAACGTAAGGAACCCTTGTTCTTTGCCTCTGGCAACCCGGAAAATCCCAGCACACCGCTTACCGACATTCCAGATTGGTCGGAATGGCTGGGATACCCTGGTGGCCGGAGTATGGATTGGGCGCCACGGGTAACGGAACGCACGGCCATGGCCTGTTCTGCCGTGTATCGGTGCGTGACGCTGGAAGCCGGTGTGATTGCCGGTCTGCCACTGAAGATCTGGAAACAGCATCCGGGCGGCCAGCGGGAATTGCAGCCGAACCACAAGCTGGTTCCGTTGCTCAATACAGTGCCATATCCGGGCCGTTCCCTAACCTCGTTTGTCTGGCGTGAGCTGTGGGGCCTGAATGTGCTGCTATGGGGAAACCATTACAGCGCCATACGGTATGACGGCGCTGCACGGGTGATCGGGTTTGAAACCTTCATGCCGTGGCAGGTTCAGGTGGTGCGCTTACCTGCCAAACCGGGTGTAAATTACTACGTCTGCACACATCTGGACGGCACTGTGGAAACTGTCCTGCAAGAGGATATGATCCACATACCCGGCCCCGGTTTTGATGGTGTGAAGGGTCTATCGCGCATTCAGGCGTTTGCGCGTGGATCCATTGGTCTTGCGCATGCGATGGAAGAACGCACCGGTCGGATGCACCAGAATGCTGCATTGCCCAGCGGGGTAATGCAGGTTCCCAGCCGCATGAATGATGATTCCTTCAGGCGCATGAAGGCGCAGTTGGATCAGAATTATTCGGGTGTTGGTAAATGGGGCAAAACCATCATTGTGGATGATGGTGCGAAATATACTCCATTCCAGTTAAGTCCGCAGGATCTGCAAACCATTCAGGCCCGTGGTTATCAGGTGGCGGATATTTCCCGTTTTTTCGGGGTGCCGCTTCATATGCTCAATGCCACGGATAAAAGCACATCATGGGGCACGGGCCTTGCAGAAAACACGCTGGCTTATCTGATTTTCACGCTGGATGCGGATCTTAAACGCATTGAGAGTGAACTGAACGCCAAGCTGTTTTTAGGCACGAATTTCTTTGCGGAGTTTGACCGCGAAGGGCTGCTTTCCATGGATCCGCTGAAAGCGGCCCAGGTCACGGCAGCGCAGGTGCAAAGCGGCCAGCTTACAATCAACGAAGGCAGGGCAAAGGATAACCGGGCGCCAGTCTCTGGTGGCGATACGGTGTTCATCAATGGCGCATATGTGCCGCTGGAACAGCAGATCAAAGATCCTGCACCACCCACGCCTGCTAAAGAATGAGGCAACATGTACCGACATAATTCACCAGCAGCCCGGTTTTCCAACCGTGTGTTGTTGACGTGTGCGCAGGCTGGTCTGCCCCAGACATTAGACGTGCGGCCGCGTGCCGCAGCTGATCAGTCTGCCGTTATTTACCTGTATGATGAAATCGGCCTCTGGGGCGTCACCGCGCAGGATTTCACGCAGAGCCTTGTCAGTGTTGGCCCTGGGCCGATTGAATTGCACATCAACAGCCCTGGCGGTGACGTGTTTGACGGTCTGGCCATTTATTCCGCGTTGCAGGCGCACAATGGCCCGGTTTCTGTTGTGGTAGATGGTCTGGCTGCTTCTGCGGCCTCTTTCATCGCCTTGGCGGGTGATACCATCAGCATGGCCCCGAATGCCTTTCTGATGATCCACAATGCCTGGGGCGTTGTAGTCGGCAATCAGAACGACATGACGGAAACAGCCGCAGTGCTTGCCAAGATAGATGCCCAGCTTGCTAGCCTGTATGCAGGGAAAACCGGCCAGACCGTGCCAGCCATTGCGGACATGATGAACGCAGAAACATGGTTTACGGCGCAGGAAGCCAAAGAGGCTGGCTTTATTGATAGCATTACGGATGCCAGCCAGAACAAGGCGCAAATGCAGCTGAAGGCCGGGATGTTCACCAAACAGCCCACTGCTCAGCAAAAGCCCCAGAATACGCTGTCAGTGCCCGATATCGCGGCACGCCGCCGCATCGTTCAGCTGGCTGAAGCTGAAAACTGACACCGGCTGCTGAACAGCGGCCACCCCATTTTTTCCGGAGACAAGAGAATATGAAATCCAAGGAACTGCGCGCCAAACGGGCGAAGCTGATTGAAGACGCACGCGCTCTGACTACTGGCGACACCATGACAGCCGAGCAAGCGGCTCAGTTTGATGCCATGATGACTGAGGCTGACCAGATGAAGGCACAGATTGATCGCATTGAACGTGCTGAAGATGCTGAACGCACACTGGCGCAGGGCGTTGCCAACCGCGCAGATGACAACGGCACCAGCCCGGATGAACAGGAAGATGAAGAGCGCCGCCATAAGCGTGTGTTTGCTTCATGGTTGCTGGGCGGCATCAACAGCCTGACAGGCGAAGACCGGGATTATGTTGTTAAGCGCATGTCGGCGGCTCAGTCCCAGTTCAAGAATGATGCCAATGGCACAGGCACAGGGCCTGCCGGTGGTTATCTGGTGCCGCCTGCCTTTTCCGATCAACTTCTGGTTGCACTAAAGGATTATTTCTCGGCTCTGGATCTGTTTGATGAGGTTGCTACCGCAACAGGTGCAGATCTGCCGTGGCCTACCAATGATGATACCAGCCGCCGTGCCCGGATCATTGGGGAAAACAGTCAGATCGGGCAGTCCCCCATGCTCTTTGGCCAGTCCGTCCTGAAGGCGTTTCTGTATGCCACGGATGCCGTGCTTGTCCCATGGACACTCATGGAAGACAGCTTCATTGATCTGGATGCCTTCATCACCACCGCGCTGGGCACAGCATTCGGGCGCACGTTGGCAGATGATCTGACCAATGGCACCGGCAACGGCATGCCCATGGGTGTGGCAACAGCCGCAGCGGCAGGCCCAACCTCTGCGGGTGATGCCATTGCCTTTGAGGACATCATGGAGCTGAAGCACAGCGTAAACCGTGCGTATCGCACTGGCGCCGTGTTCATGATGAATGACAACACGGTCAAGTCTCTGGCGTTGCTGAAGGATAACGAAGGCCGTCCGCTCTGGATCCCGTCCTTGCAGGTGGATTGCCCGGATGTGCTGGCAGGCTTCCCGATTGCCGTGAATGAAAGCATGGCGGACGTGGCGGCAGGGAGTGCCCCGATCCTGTTTGGCAACATGAAGAACTACAAGTTCCGCGTAACCAAACAGGTGTCCATTGTGCGCCTGAACGAACGGTATGCTGATTACCTTCAAACCGGCTTCTTCGGATATGCGCGGTTTGGTGGTGGCCTGCCGTCTGCGGCTCAGCCGATCAAGAAACTGGTCATGAAGGCCGCCGCAGCTCCTGAAGCAGGCGGCTAATCATGCACACGCTTTCGCTGGAAGGCCCGTCAACAGTGCTTCCGCTGGCCCTGCTGGCGGATATGAAGGCAGAGCTGGGCATCACTGATGGCACCACAGATACCATGCTGGCAGGCAAGCTGATGGATGCCTCCAGCATAGTGCTGGATTACATCGGCAGCCCCTTGCTTTCGGGAGAATGGACAGAGGAATTTGTCATTGAAGGTGGCGACCTGCTGAAAGAGATTGTTCTTTCAGTGCGGCCGCTAGTTTCCATTTCCTCCATTTCCCGAAACGGGCAGGAGTGGACGCCTGATCAGCTTTCAGACCTCGTTCTGGATAAGCGGGCAGGCATCCTCTCACATCCCACACCAACGCGGCGCAGGTGGCAGCATGGTGTGTATAATGCCGTTTATACGGCCGGATACGCACCACCGCAGGTTGCTGAGGATGGCACGGTGAACAAAGGCACACTGCCACAGACCATTTCACGCGCCACGGTCTTGGCTGCTGCGGCCATGGTGCAAGGGGCAGGGCGAGATCCCAACCTGAAATCGGAAAGCGTGCAGGGCGTGGGTTCCACCAGCTGGAACATCGCTTCAGGCACAGGCGGCTTGCCGCAACAGGTGGCCGATATGCTTGCAAGCTATCGCGGGGCGCATCTGTAATGGGCTGGATCACACAATCACGCCGCCGCCAGATCATGGCCAAGGGCCGCCAGATGGTGCTCACAGCACGGGATGGCAGCAATCCGGTCACGTTGCGTGCGTATGCGCCACCGCCGCAATCTTCACAGCTGGCAGACGGCATGCCTAAGGCAGCATTCATTGCCCAGACACTGGCGGATGAACTGAACGCGGCCAACGTGACGCCACGGGCGCAGTGCCGCCTTCAGGATGGCCCCAAAACCTACACGCTGACAGATGCCACACCCGTTTATGACGGTGCCACCATCTGCGGCTGGACGCTGATTGCAGCAGGAGGCGACTAATGCCCTCAGAAACAGTCTGGAATGATGCTTATGCCCGTGCCAGTGCCGTGGCAGCAAAGTTGGGCCTGTTGATTGGAGATCCGCTGACCTGGGATTTTTCCAGTAATCAGAAAGCCTTCGCAGCTCTGGATCTGGCGTCCTCCAGCATAGAAAGCCTGGAGCTGGGTGATAAGCAGGCGCAGGAAAGTGGCCAGATCTGCATCATGCTCTGGATACCACAGGGCCTGATGAACACACCCACGGCGCTGTCCATCATGAATGCGTTTGAGGCAGCGTTTCGCACCCAGCCGGTAGATCCGGATAAACGCTGGCCCGCTGGCCTGTTTTACGAAGGCCAGAATTACACGCCACCTTCTTTTCTTGGTCAGACAGGTAATTGGTATGTCGCCACGCTGATGGTGGATTACCGCTGGCAGAACATTACGGAACAAACCTCATGAAATTCTTTGCTCTTATCGAAACAGCAGCCAATTCCGGCCAGTTTCGTCTGTCTGATGCCATGGTGGAAGCACAAAGCACCACCGCTGCTCTGGCATTGATTGCCCCCACCATTAGCCCCGGTCTGCGCTATGGCGCATGGCTGTACCATGAAGTGCGTGGGCTGCCGGATTTCTCGTCCGTTACGGATGCCGAAAAGGGCAAAACCTACAGCGTGCTGGCGCAGGTTGGCGGCACAGATCAACCGTGGGTGGAAGATGGACAACAGCTTGTTTCCACGCTGTGCGATGCGTCCAATCTGTGCCTGTCCATGTCACAGTATATGGGTTTCCGTCTCGGCCTGATGCCGGTGGATGAAAAGCCCGTAGCCGCACCGGCCACATCCGGCACTGAAACGGCACCTGCCAGCTAACGCTCCAGCATTCTCCATTCTTTCAACACAGGCCGCCTTCGGGTGGCCTTTTTTATTGAGGTAATCATGGCTTTTACTGGAGCCACAGCGGGATTGGCCGCCGGTGCGCAAACCAATGATACGCGTGTGGATTTCGCGCTGGAGGCAACCTACGGCACGCCGCCAACAGGCAACTATCAGGCCCTGCGCATCACGGGTGAAACCCTGTCGCGCTCACAGACCACAGCACGTCCGGAAGAAATCAATTCCGTCAAGGAGGTCTCGCAATCTGTGGTCACACAGGTGCAAGCATCCGGCACAATCTCCGGCGCTCTGTCGTCTGGCACGTTTGATGCGCTACTGGCAGGTGTCCTGGGTGCTGATATCATCCCCATGACCACCCAGACATCTGGCACAACGTTTTTCACCATCACGGGTTCAACACTGACCATCAGTGGCACAGGCACGTCTGCATGGATGGCGACATTCGTGGCCAATGCGGGCACGATTGTTATCAATTCTCCCAGCAATAATCTGAACAACGCCATTTTTGCGTTCAGTTCCAAAAACAACACCGCAGGCACATTCAGCCTGATTGCAGGCCCGTCCGTTACGGGCACAGTGAAATCTGCCAACGGTGATACGATTTCCGTGGGGGGATGCCTGAACGGCAATCTGGATAAGACGTTCACATTCCGCAAAAAACTGCTGGGCCAGTTCCTGCTATATCCGGGCAGTCTGGTCACCCAGATGCAGATACAGTTCCAGCAGGCGCAGTTTGATACGGTTAGCGTTGATATCACCAGTGCTGATGAAGTGTTGTCTGCCACAGATGTTTCAACGGCTGTTCTGCCTGCGCCATCTGGAAAAGTTCACAACTCTGTCAACGATTTTCTGGGCTGCACCATTAACGGCAACAAACCTGCCGGGTGCGTCACGCAGTTTACCTGCACGCTGGCGCGTAACGGTGCGGCCAATGATTATGGCATGGGCCATGCCAGTGCCTGCGGCGTGCGCACAGGTCAGTTTATGGCCAGCGGCAGCATTGAATTCTATTTCCGGAGTTGGGATGAATACAATGATGCGCTGAATGGCACGCAGGGTGAAATTATTGTCCAGACTGTTGATGACAGCGGCAATGGCTATGCCTTCATCTTCCTGAATGCGGCCTTGCGGAATGCTAAGGTCACCACGACGCAAACCAATCAGACCGTAAAGGTCTCGTTTGATATTGAGGGCAACCCCACGGCTTCAGGCGGCACGTTCGCCATTGTGCCTCTGAGCGGCGTTCCTGCCACCGGCTCCTGATCGTTCGTTACGTCAAAACCAGTTTCACCAAGGGGCGTCACACTATGATGTCCCTTTTTATTTGCACCCATAACTCACAGGGTTTTAACCATGGCCAAACTTTCCTCCTTTACGCGCAACGCAACAGCTATTGCTGAGGGCACGCCTGTTACCGTTGGCGTGACAGACCAGTTCACCATCGTCACCAAAGGCATGACGACAGATTATGCAGACCGTCTGTGGGCACTGCGCCGTGCTGCTGCCATCCGTTACAATGCTGGCCTGTCTGCAACGGATGTGCCGGTAAATGAAAACAACCTGCCGCCCTCCATGGATGATGCGTGTCAGGCACAGGCTCTGAGCGAAAAATGCCTGATTGATGTGCAGGGTCTGGAAAACGATGATGGCACTCCGATTGATATTTCCACGTTCAAGGAAATGATCACGCATCGCGAAAACCGCGCATTGCTCGCTCTGGCATTGCAGGCGGCGGCATCTGTTGGCCGTGCCACCAAAGAGCAGATGCAGGCCGCTGAGGGAAACTAATAGCCGCCCTGCGCTGGCATCTGATAGACGGCCCGGTTGTGGCGGCCTGTGCTGTTCAGCCCCCACCACCGCGTGCACTAGACGCATATGATGCGTGGCTCCGGAAAGTCGATCCGGAGCCTGCCAATCTGCTGCCGTGGCGGTGCTGGCACGGGGTAGCAGGCACGCGCCGGCATCGGGTGGAAAGCTGGGGCGCTGGTATGGGAGCCACGCGTGGCGTGTCTTATCCAATGCCTTTGGCAGATGTCGAGATCCTGCGCTGGTGCCAGATGCGGCGGCTGAGTGAGGCGGAAACAGATTTCACGTTCCAGCTCGTCAAATCACTGGATCTGACATTCCTCCAGATCCGCAATCAGCAGATCAAGCAGGATCTGCAACACACGTTCAGGAAAAGATAGATCATGGCACGGGCACGTATGGCAGAGGTTCTGCGCAAACAGATCATTGTTTCTGCGCGTGCAAGTCTATCTTCTGCGGCCCTCCACAAAGCGGCTGCGGATGCCTGCCGTGCCAATCGTGATGAACTGATTACATCTGGGCGTGCCTCCAGCACATTCCGCACAGCTGTAGATGGGCGCGTGGGGGATACGGAAGAGCACGTCAATCTGGATGGTGGCATTGTCCGCTACGTATTTTCCTATCTGGCGCAGGCTGCGGCATTTGCCCTGGACTACTGCCAGAAGCATTCGCCAGTGCACAGCGGGGCCTATCGTGACAGTTGGGCGGTGCGTGTGAATGGAGAATGGTGGACGCGTCCAGCTGCCACCATTCAGCCTGGTAGCACGGTGGAAATCGTGAATACGATGCCATATGCCCGCAAGATTGATACGGGTGGTCAGAAAACCAGCATTCCACCAGGGATTGTGGAAGCCGCACGGCAAGCGGCCATGAAACAATATCCCACACTCAAGATCGCCCGCAAATTCCTGACCTTATCAGATGGACGCGATGCCCGTGGCGAACGTCTGCCATACATCCTGAAGGCGCAGGGGATTGAAAGCGGCCTGACGTATTCAAAAGACAACAAGTGGGAGCGCCTGCGTAAGCCGCGCCGCAGCAACCGCAAGGATCGGCAGGCAGGGCAGGTCATGACGTATCCAGCTCTTGTGCTAACGGAGCCTTCCAATGGCTAAAGTTTCTGAGGTTATCAATGAAGTCATTACCCGTTTTGTGGTGGATGATCAGACCGCACAGCCCACGGAAGCTGCTGGCGCACGCATAGACACGCTACTAGATAAAACTGATGCACTGGTGGAAAGTGGCAAGCGCATTGGGGAATCATATCAGGAAGGGTTTGAGGCAGCTGGATCTGCTGCAAACCGCACGGTTGAAGCAGTTGTATCTGGCACCGGGAAACTGGAAACCAGTGCTGGGCGCCTGAAGGATAGCGTAGATCAGATCACCCATGATGTGCAGCTGGGTGCAGGCAACACGGAAAAAGCCCTGTCCGGCATTAGTGAGGCTGCCGAAGATACGATTACAGCTGCTGACAAGATTAACACGTCTTTCAAAGACAGCCTGAGCGATACCACAAAATCTGCTGAAGATCTGGTTACAGTTATCACCAGCAGCGCCACCAGTGCGGATAAGACTTGGCAGAACACGGCTGCACGGACGGGTGACAGCATTTCCAAGATCCAGCGCCAGATCCGTCTGGCACAGGATGAGTATGACCGGCTGGATGCTCGTGGGGTTGAGGCCATTGGCAGTGGCAGCACCAATCCGGAAGATGTTACGCGCGTTCTGGATGCGCAGCGGGAAAAGATTGATGCCCTGGTGCAGCAAGAAGCAAAGCTGCGTCTGGCACAGACGGCTACGGCAGAAACCTTCACCAAAATGGGTGAGGATGGTTCCAGCGCATCTGCTGTTCTGGAAAAGCTCTCTGCTGCTGAAATGGCAGAAGTCATGTCCCTGCGTGAGCTGCGGGCAGCATTTGAAAGCAACCTGCTGTCCCTGAACGGATACCGTAAGGGCGTGCAGGATATCACGGCAGATTATGCCGACATGCAGCGTGCATCTGATGGCGCTCTGTCCAGCATTGCCAGCTCCTACCAGAGCAATCTCAACAGCAATCTGGGAATCAGCCTGCCCAGCAATGATCTGAGCGCATCCCGTCTGGAGGATGTCACCGGCGCTTTTGCGGATGCCGATGCCATTCGGGCCAAGATTGTGCCACTGGCAGCGGCTGAACGCGATTACGCCAATGCCGTTGCAGAAGCTGATAGTGCGTTGGCAACAGGCATTATCAATCAGAAAGAATATGATGCCTATGTGGGCAAGGCTACAGATAGTCTGAACCGCCAGAAAGCCGCGCAAGGTGGAAATGCGGCATCCGTTAAGCTGACCTCGTTCGAAATGGGTATTCTGGCAGACGAAACCCATAAGTTTTTTGATCAGGTTCTGGCTGGTGGCAGCCCATTGCAGGCCGCGTTCTATCAGGTGCCCAATATGGTGCAGGTGATGGGCGGTCTGGATGGTGCGCTGACACGCGTTGTCAGTGGTTTATCTGGCCCTGCTGGTCTGGCCATTGCAGCTGGTGCGGCTGGTGCGGCCATTCTTGGCGTAGGCAAGTATGCGGAAAGCGAGCAGGAAAGCCTTGCGCAACTTTCCACCCATCTGCGTGCCACGCGGGCTGATTACAATGATATGGCCACATCTGCTGAAAATGCCGCCCGTGCGCTGCATGATCAGTATGGGGATATCTCGCTCTCAGACAGCCGCAGCACGGTGCAGACCATTGCGGCTGTGCCCACGGTGGATGCCAGCCAGATCCTGCGTCTGACAGCAGACAGCCGGGATCTGGCTGCTGTCATGAACACCACGGTACCAGATGCTGCCAAGACGCTGGCAGCAGCACTGGAAGATCCGGCCAAGGAAGCA